AGGTCATTTGCTTCCACGCCATCGATACTAATCCGATAGAGCCATATTGGTGAGTTGTGGGGCTGGTTTTTGGCCTCTATACAATTGGCGTTGTCAGTCCGTGGCATTAGGAATAATCCACCTTTATCTCAAAACCCACGTCACATCCGTCTGGGTCAATAGTACATCGCCATGACCCCTGGACAAAGCGTACTTGCATTGTGTCCCCGGTAATGTCATTTATCATGTAAAAGGGCTCATAGGCACCGTGCCGTGCCAACCAGAAAGTGCGATACGCTTGTGCTTGTGCTTGTGTTCGGTTCTGTGCGGCAAAGCGGTATTTGAGTTCTGGGTTTTGGTTGATAAGTCTGGTTTGCACTGAGCCGTCTTCATACGCAGTTTCAGCAACTTCAAAACCGCCAGACTCACGTAATTGCCCAGGAGAGTAGGTAAGAGTCTCGTATGCCATTAGGCGTTCGCCTCCTTAATGACCCGACGGATTGGGCGGTTACGTTGCACCCCCGCTGTGATATGATTGACAATCACGTTCTCGCCTTCTTCGCCAGCCATTGCCTGAGCAATCGTTCCCTTGTCGAGTAGGTTATAGATAACGATCTCACGTTCACGTGTTACGCTATTGGAACCCTTGCCATCTGCGGCAGGATTATATTTTCGAGGAACAACAGCCTCACCTTGGTGGAGGAACGCCATTCCATCTTGTGGAATGTAATTTGTGCCAGTGGCAAGGGCAGGCATCATAAGCATCGCTGCAATAGCGGGAATAGCATTTAGGCCAAGCGACGCAAGAGAAACCGCCCATGCTGCCGGAGACCATGCCGAGGTTGTGGTTGCGGCGGCTGCGGTTGACGTTGCTGTGTCCGCCGCTCTAAATGTCTGTGCCATCGCAAAATTGATTCCCATTTGAACCACTGCCTGGACTAACGATTGCACAATAGACAAACCCAATTCTTTGAATGCTTGACTGGCAGTCTTCGTTCCTTGAATAACGCCCGTAAGAGCGTTCGTCAAACCATTGGAAATGGTGTTGCTAATATTCAACACAGCCGACTTGGCTTGCCCGGCAAAGTTTGTCATCTCCTGCCGCATTTGCGTCAAACCATCCCTGAAACCAGAACTTATTTGTTCACTAAAACTGCGAGGATCAATCCCCTCATTTAGGAGTGTTTGTATCTCAAGAATTTTGTTCTGTATTTCTTCAAAAGCCATCGTATCAGTCACACCCGCCTCACCCATTAAGTCCAATGTGGTCTGATAATCAAATAACAACTTCTCCAAGGATTCGGTTGACTGAATGGACATTTCTTCCAACTTGACTGTGTATTGCTCAAGGGAAGTGAGAGGCAACTCCAACCCAAGAGCCTTGTTCACCGCTTCCATACGTTCTGCAATCTGTGCCCCGGCCAATGTGTCACCCATCAACCGATATTCAGTAGCCAGTTCCCGGAGCGCCGTCGCTTCGACCCTATAGGATTCAGTCGTGCGAATGCTTTGGCGGATTTGGTCTTCGACCCCCGTTTGTTCCATCGAGGCTGCAAGATCTTTTTGGACTTGCGCTGATAATCCCGCCCCGGCACCACCTGTTGACGCAGGCGTTCCCGGCAAAGACAAATCAGGTTTCAGATTAAGGAAATCAGGGACCATTCCCTTGAGCATACTGGCGACGCTTGCAAAATCTTTCTTGAATTGGTTAGCAAGTTGCTCAGATGTAATAGTGCCCATCATCTTCACAATGCCCCACGAATGTGCCAACCCACTTTGTATCTTGTCAAATACAACCGGCGCCGTCTCCGCAATTTTGTCTAAATAATCATACTGGAACTTTTCCTTCATAGCGGCGGGACTGAATGCGTCTTCCCACGCCTTTTTCGCCATCTCACCTTGTTTCTTGAGGATCTCCTTAGAGTCTCCTACAATAGTTTTGATAGCACTAATTTTTTCAAAAGGCGACGATAACGGATCTAATACAACGAGAATTTCCTTAACAGAATCAGCGATGAGTTTAACAGCATTCACCGTACTGCTAACCATAAATTTCGTTAGGTTACTCCACACCCCCCAAAAGATATTGACAACACCGATTGCCGTGTTGGCCATGCTGCGGATAAAGAGTCCAATATTTTCAAATGCGATTTTATGATTCCCTACGGAGTTCTCCAAATAGGATTTGATGTTCTGAAACATGATGCGCCACTCGCGCGTCGCAGTCCCTATAAAACCCCGCAAGTGTTCCCCTGCACTCGTTATTGTGTCGTTCCATACCGCGCGTAATGTATACAATCCGGCGATAATAGTAAGGACCCCGGTTGCCATAAGTGCAAAAGGTGAAAGGGAAAGCGTGGCGGCACCTGCCAAATATGTAAATGCCGCCCTTGCCGCGACCAGTAACAAGCGGAAGCCGCCCGTAGCAAAAGCCACCAATCGAATCAGTCCACCAAAAGCAATTAGAACAGGTCCAACCACGGCGGCAAAAAATCCCCAATACACAACCGCCTTCTTTGTCTCTTCATTCAATTCACGGAAAGCAGTCAGCATGTCCGTAATTGAATTACCAAACTCTGTCACACTCGGCGCCAAAATTTGACCAAGTGCAATACCAACATCCTTTATCTTATTCCAAAGAATTTTCATCTGAGCATTAAAGGACTTCATTTGATCATCAGCAACCTCCTTTGTCGTACCACCAGCCTTACGCAATTGGGCCTCATACTCGCGGATTTTATCCGACATTCCAATCAACATCTGCAAGGAGGAAAAGGAACGGTCTTGGAAGCCTAACTGCATGGCCATTGCTTTCTTACCTTCATCGGTGAGTGTGCCAAATTTGGTTTCCAATTGACCAATAATATCCGCATACGAGCGCATTTTGCCATTCGCATCATAAACAGACAACGATTGCTTTTCCCATTCCTTCCTGTTGGTAAGCAAAGAACGCTGGAGGTCACGTGTAACAATGTTCAACGCTTCACCCGCTGCTTCACCCTTCAGTCCCTGGTCGGCGTACGCCGCAAGTACTGCCACACCTTCCTCCACGTCTTTATTCAGCATACGCACAGCGGAAGCGGCTTTATTTGTCAAGGCACGGGAGAATTGCTCGACGGAAGCATTCGCCAACGTATTCGCTTTCACCAACACATCGGAAACGCGAAGCATATTCTTTTGATTCTTTGCGACATCAATTGAGGACAGGCCCAAAGCCGTCTGCGCGTCAGTCAACAAGTCGGTGGCTTGTGACATATTGAACATGCCTGCAATGGCAAAATTGTTCACTGTTGCAAGGGAGGCAATGGACTGTTCTGCATTCAAACCCGCCGACGCCAAATAGTAGTAGGACTTTCCAAGGTCTTTGGCGGACGTAATTGTATTACGCGCAAGGGAACGCGCAGTCTCTTCCATCTGTGTCTTCATACTGTCGGACACATTCCCCATGATGGCCGTGGACTCTGTAATGGCTTGATCGAAATCTCCAAACGCTTTTAGCGAAGCAATACCAATCGCTGCCAAAGGAGCGGTGATGTACATCGATATCGACCGACCAATGCGCTGCATACTCTTTCCAGTTTTTGACAACTGGGCTTCCGCACGCCGCATTGTGGATTCAAATTGCCGGGCATCTGCCGAAAGGTGGACAACGAGGTTCCCGATGTCTATTCCGAACATTAGGGGGTCACTCCCAACACACTTGACCAAAAGGCTTTGGACATTTTCATCTTACTGTCCACCTTGTCATCTGTCTCAAACTCTTCAACATCTGTCACGCCATTGCTGTTTGGTTGGAACGTCAACATGAAATCCTCCAAGCGAACCCTTCCCGGCTCTTTGACGAACGAACGACGTACCTCTGCGGCAATCTGTGCGAGAAAATAATGCTCTTTATCAACACGGGCTGCCTCCAAATTGAGGTACGTCATCCAATCGACAAACTCACTTGACGATGTCTTCTCCATCACTTCTTGGAGGGGGAGACCGAGGTGACTGGCTAACCGGAACCAGCCTACTCGTTCTCCCCGAAGGCGTTTTTTGAAGCCTCTTCGGCATCCTCTTGATTCAAAGCATTAATCTCCTGAGCAACTTTGAACAATGCCGCCAGCGTCTTAGTGGGGAACGCTTGAATGTCTTTGGCGGAAACCAATGCGTCGGCATCATCATATAAGCATAACGACAAGAGGCTGGACTGAAGACCATCAAACGTCTTGATACCAATAACCTTGCCAGAAGGACTGAACTTCATTCTGTCGCCCATCTTGGTGAGGTACATATCGCGATCACGCCCTACCATTTCACGGAGAACATATTTATGCTCGCCCCCGTCCACCGTTTCAAGAGTGACTGACACCTCTTCTCGTTTAAGACTCAACCTGATCTCTTCCATTTTTCTAATCCCTTTCCTTATATTGTGTCACCTACCCAATCCCACCACCAAACGTCTGTTATCCTAAGACAGGCGCTGTCTCTACACCACTACCATTTTGGTTCGAGGGCACAATCTTAATCTGTGCCGTTGGCTGCGAACCTTCAGTAACAGATTGAGGTGTAAACTCATCAAGCCAACCCCAAAAGGCCCACGTGGTGGCATCTGGGAACGTAACGGTGATCAACTGATTTTCATTGATCATCGAAACTGCATCCGTCAAACAATCCGGATCGTAGGCTACTGTCATGGCGGCTTCGCTGAGTGTTTTCAGTTGCTTTGGAGATTGTGTCCGCCACGTAGTATTCGCCATAGTCGTGGTGTCATTTGCCCCTCCACCGCTAATACCAGGAGGTGTCACCTCTTTCTCATAAAATAAAACTGAAGGATAGTTACCAAAACCAAGCGTTGTTGAATGTCCATCATCAATTCGTGCCATTGTTCTATTTCTCCTTTCATATCAACGGCCAAAAACCGTCAATTAGTCATTGTCATACAAAACGCCAACCTTCATGGTCACCGCAGCCGTGTCCCCGTGGGAGACATAGACGATATCAATTTGGTCGCCAGTGATGGGATTAGTTGTCCCGTTGCCACTGTGCCATTCATACGAATCACCTTCGCCGAGTTCCTTTTGGAAGTGCTCGGTATCGTCAGACGCACAGAACGTGAATTGCCCGAGTTTGGCCGTGGCGAGCAAAATCGCCACCGCGTTTGTCCCGAGCAAACTCACATCAAAGGCAATGGGCTCCATGATGGTGACTTCTGTGTCCTCAACAGGCAAATTGTCACCACTCCCACCATCGATTGCCACGGTAGAACCTGACACCGTTCCAACGTCCATCCCCCGACGACAACCACCGGACCAATAAACATCCACGCGATCAAGTTCAACAAAAGAATGACCACTGTCATCCACAGTGACAATACCTGTATCATCATCGGTGCGCGTGGTAAGATTACCAGCATCCGCTGGTGCAATGGAGACACTGTGAACAATCATCCCGTCACCTGTCGGGGCAGACGATTGGTTGAACGTGATACCCCCCAAGTTCATTGTTTTTTGAATTGAAGCTGCAACTGTCATTTTTCAAATCCTCCTTTACGCTTGAGTGATAGTCACTAAAAAATTCACCGAAAACACCGGCAATCCTGTCTCTGGTTCAACTCCCATCGGAAGGACGGAGGAAATGCGTGAGACATTATGGACAATATACACAGTTCCGTCTGTCATTACGACTGACAACTGATTGATCGCTGAAAAGTCGTTCGCCGCGGCCCAAATCTTTCGCCACCCTGTAAGGTAATCGCGCACACGAATTCGGAGTTGAATGCCGGGATGGTCGATTGTCTCCCCAACCATGAGCCTTCCATCCGCCACCCCCTCTGTATCGCGCAAAGCGGCCGCTTGTTGCACACTCTTCCCACCCGGCAAAGACGTAACAAACAAAGGCCATTCACCTGCCGTATTCGTTGGGGAGGTAAAGATTCCCTCAATGGTAAGATAATATGCAAGTATTTGAGCAGGCGTGTGATTCATTTATAACCCAACTTCCTCAACTCGTTTTGAACTTCATCACGGACCATTTTAAGAATGGCCTTCCGATTAGTTCTGGCTGGATCCTCGAGGAACTTCGCCTTTTGCCCCGATCCACGCGAATGAATAGGGCTACCAGGGTTCGCAATCTGGTCCGCGTATTTTGTATTGAAATCGTCGCCGTGTACCGCATCAGTGTTCTCATGGACATAGACGGCATAGGCAGCCGTATACCCTATACCAACGTCAATTGTAAATCCTTTGCCACCCAACACACGCGCAAACGAAGAAGCCTTTAGGTTACCTAAATCTACTGGGACTTCATCTTGTGATTTCCTTTCGATAAGTAAACCACCGCGCTTCAAACCAATCTCTACACCAAGGCCAGTATTACCATTCACCTTTTTCAACTTAGCAATAAGTTCCGGAAGGCCTGTGACTGTGGCGATCATAAGTAAGCCGACCTAACATACTCGGTGCATTTGAAATTAGGAACTTTGGCGAACTGAATAATAGGATAGGCACCTTCATTTCGAGTAGGTTCATTGATGTAATGTACCTCATCCAGTTCGCCAAACTTAAGAACGCCACCGGTCTTGACATCAGTACTCACCATTACTTCCGATTTGGAAATAACCATTGTCCCATCAGGCGCTACTACCTCTTTCATAACATCAGTCCAACGGCATTTCAACTCGACAGCCGCACCGTACTGGCGTTGGCCAAACTCATCGAACCCAGTCGGCGCCCAGTAAACGCATGTCTGCTTCAGGACTTTGGTGATGATGCTCATCTGCGCAGGTTCCATTCTTTCATATCTTTCCGCATGTCACGTAATTCAACCAAAATCAAATCATACTGCCGATTGTTCCGTAATTCTTGCTCACGTATCTGGGTTGTATTGGCACTTATGCGTACATTCTGTGCTGCCTGTGCCTGCCCTTGGTTATACGTGAGGACCAGAGCACCAGTAGCAATAGCAACGGCGACAGGGGTAAGAACTGTGAGGAGCCAACGTGTAATCCGACCACGGGATAACAAGCACATTCGACGCATATTAGCACAATCCTCCTTGGTGATATTCTCGTTTTGCACTGTTGCATTAGAAACCGGCATATGGTGCACCCCTTTCACGTCAATGTCGTCCCACCCCAAGACACCGTAGCGGCACCTCCGGCCTTACCACTCAAAACTTGTTTGTTCCAACGTGCAAGTCCGCCAGTAGGATCGATGCCCATTGCCGTTTGCCCATACATACTACAACCCAAACCCAAATCCAACTTGTATTGAAAATTCTGGCTGACTTCACCGGCTTTTTCACTCGACACACGAGGGTCCCGGATGGTGATGAAATGCGCGGCCAGCCAAGTCTCCACATCTGTTGCCGCCGCCTCTGCGATATCCGTGCAATGCGATTCAACGAGGGCATTGGCAGTATTGATGAAAGGAGTCAAATCAGTAATGGCAGCATCCACATCGATAATGGCTCTCACCAATGCATCAGTCGTTCGTGCCATGCTGCGCCTCCTGTACTTGTTCAACCTCTTCTGACGAGAAAACCTGGTCCCACGAAACCTTAGGAAAAAGGTCCATCGCGGAGTCCACATTCAAGTTTATGACTTCCACCTCAGGCCAATTGGCATATATTGTTGAAATTGACATCGCCATTTGCCGTTTATATCGCTCATAGTGTATCTCGGTGATTTTGTCCAAAGGATTCGAGTGCCAATTCGTTTCGCCCGTATCCGAAGAAGTCATATCAAAACCAATTAGGAATACACGGGAAGCACCCAGCACCAAGGCGAGGTTAATGGCAGATGCTCCCGTGTTTCCGTTCCACCCCAAGGCACACCGGTGAAATCCAGACTCTTCGCGTGGTGCATGTATCACGCCCAAAACGTCTCGCATTTTCCTGTGATTTGTGAACACAGGATTCCGGAATGCACGAAAAGCGACTTGGTCGTGATGATAGTCCCACCACTTCTTGTCGCCGAAAATCAATATGTCTACAATGTCCTCACCGAACAGGTAGGCATCATTACACCCGATCACATGCTTGTCTTTCAAGCGTGTAATCGGGAAACGCTTCACACTCGGTCCGCCACCGAGAATAAATACGTCTTCACCTTCCCAGATTTGTTCGGGCGGCCACTGCATGGCTCATTCCTCGCACTGTGACTTGATGAACGGGATGACTTTGGGTTTCGTCAATCCCTTTTCGTTTAACGGCTCCGCAAGGCTGTCGATGTCATAGACGAAAAACTTGGTGCCTCGCTTGTACACATGCAAACCCGTGCCTTCAGGCGAATACTTAAACAAACCGTCAACGAGTTCGCCCTTGCCCGTAGGATTACTTGTAATGGGCACAACCTTATCAGGCGTGTCCTTACTTGTCTCTACCGGCCCAAGTACGGGAGAGCCACTTAGACGATGGAATCTGCCCATGAAAATGGTATCCAATGCCTTGTCTGAGGGCACCACTTCGCCCACGTGATACAATTGGCCATCTTCAAAGTATGATCCAGAAATGATTTTGAATTTGAACATCTGTCTTCCCTTTCCATTTCCAGTTATAGAAAAGCGGGGAAGGGTGATTTACCCCACCCCGCTCAATGCCCCAATCTTCGTCTATGCTACTGGTTAGACAGAGCCATACACAATGCCCGTATTACCGTTCGAGTCGGCGCGCAACTGCGGACAAAGGATCGCCATGACCTTAAAATTCACCTGAAGGCCGCCATGGCTTTCCCACTGGACGGTCGTAAGATCCATACCGACAACCTCACGCACCACATCAGCGGTCATTTGGACGAGAATAAGATCGTAACCGGATAAACGGTCCAGCATCCGAACGTCCTCAATGCCATCGATGCGACGCAGGCGTTGTGCCAACGTATCGTCCGATGTGGTTTTGTACTCGTCGTTCATGTACTGGGACCACGAAGGACCGTAATACAGCATCCAAGGACCGTAATGGTACGCGGCAATGGAAGCCTGTTGCATGGCGAGCACATTTGAAACGGTCGTGGCGGGGAGCCAACCACTGGCTGCGGGACTGGTGATGGTGTACAGGATGTTGGACGGGAAATTCGAGTACCCATACAACGTACCTCCACCAAACGTAAACGTCGACAGCGAACCCAAAAGCAGGTCCTCAGCCGACTCAGCAACCTTCTGGCCAGCAAGTGCCGCCATCGTGGTATCAAGAGGACTGCCACCATTGCGCGACGTCATGATCTGGCGAGCCGAGAATGAAAAGTCCTTATGAATAATCGGCAGAGGCATATTCACGAGGTCGTAGGTCGGACGATCCCCCTTGCTCTGCTCCAAACCATCCATCGTAATCTCAGCCGCAGTAATGTCACTCTGCGCCTGTGTTTCAAGGACTGTTTTACCCATACCGTTCGGAATAACATATTCCAAACCGCGCTGGCGAAGATCCGCCACCGCACGGAGGCGGGGCTTGGCTGCCGCAATCACTGCGGTATCCAGATGCTTCCACTCGTCCTTAAGAAGAGTGGCGGTGGCGTTCGTGAGCGGAATAGCCTTCGGTTTCCCGTCTTGGTTGTTGGTAATATACGTTCGACCATCATTGCCAACGTAAGGTCGGAGGGCGTTCACGTCGAAATTGGTTTGCATCAAAAGCGAAGCGACGCCACCTGAGGCTTGTCCGTTAAGGATATAATCCATTGTTCTATTTCCCCTTTCATTAAGATTTGCCGGACATTAGATCCAGCGGACGTTGCACAGGGTGTCAATTGCGCCGGAAGCGGACAAATCACAGGCTTCGGTGGCAATACATAGGACCGTGTTGGTGCTCGTGCGTTCGGCAAATTTGCCATCACCATTGGACATGAGCAAATCGCCAATGGCGATGTCTTCGCCGGCCACAATCAATACCTGAGATTCAGAACCGGGCGCCATAAGCGCACAATCGCAAACCGTTTCGGCCGTATAGGCGTCGGAAACCAAACCTCCCTGAAGAGCATCTTCTATGGCAATCAGGCGTTCCGCAGGTCCACCAGAAGTAGTATGAACCGTGAGAGTGCCCGCACTGGTCATCTTGAGCAGCATACCAGGGTAAGGCGTCTGAGCCGCAGCGAGGGTTTTACTCTGGAGTTTTCGATAATCTCCAGCAAGTAGGATGCCATTTGACATAATACATTTCTCCTTTCGTTAGACTGCACGACAATTTACTCATTGTCGAAATTCATTGTGGGAGCCTCAAGCGGTTCTTCTTCAGCGGGGGCATCTCCAGCATTACCGACCGGCGCCATACCCGAGAAGTTTGGCGGACGAGAGGTACTATCCTTAACATCCTCATTCGCCAAGGCGGCCATCGCGCTCAGACCATTCATGCTCAAGGCACTGAGTTGTTCCTTGGTCAGAATGTTTTTCTTGTTGGCGGTAATTGCGTCAATCAACTCCGCACGGCGTTGTGCTTGAGTGGTGAGTGCCTCGTTCAACACCTCGCGGATATCGGCGGGGGCGTTGGCGAGGTACTGGTCAGCAGAAACTGCCTCAGTGTTGACAGCGGGGGCGTCTTCGATCTTCTCAATAACAGGCGTCTCCTCTGTCTTCTCTTCAACAATTTTCGGTTCCTCATCCTTGACGATCTCGGTGTTTTCCACCGGGGTCATCTTGGCAAGTTGGTCCTCATTCAGACCCAGAAGAAATTCTCGGTCTTCCTCGGCCCACTTACCATTGGCAATGAGTGTTTCTACAATTGCCTTTTTGTCCATGTCCTTGTCTCCTTTCTTCTGGTTTGATGTGATTTGGACGGATTCATACGTGACAACACGTTTAACCTCAACGGGCAAACCCTCAAGTTGGACCGTCTTGTCCTCATTCACCTTGTAATTCTGTTTGAAATAGTCTCTATCACACATGTACACAAACCATTCATCATAAACTTCCTCAATCCAAAGTTCACAAAATATATCACCGGCCTTTTTGCGCAATGACTCAAGTGCATTGTATATGGCAGAACGGATTTCATCGTGTGAGGCGTCGGCGTTGACATTCAACCGATCCAACAAACGTTGGTATTCACCAGTCTGTCGTGCGGCATTCGTGCGAAGTAAACCAGCACCGTCTGCAATAGAACAAGCACCGATCTGGTCAGGGAGAATAGCAAGGTGATCTGGCCTATAGTTTCTGGCAATGGAGGTGTAATCCTCTCCATTAAAATTGCCAGACACTTCCTCGTTCTCAGTGAAAAGACCTGTGGATACTTCCATCATGCTACCGTTATCCAAAGCCGTTTGGATTCGATTATCGACAACAGCAAGACGCGAAGGCTCAAGCCACGCTTCGGCTTTCAATCGTTTGCCGTCAAATGTGGTGTTAAGAATGATTCCAACCTTGTGGCTTTCGAGGATTTCGGGGTCGCAGGCGGAAAGAGCCTTGCCGTTCATCTGCGGATGATACACCACGACAGGCTTATGATTCCAGACTTGAGGAACTTTGGCGAGTTCCTCGGCGGGGTAATACAGGGAACCGTTGGAACCATTCAAAACACCCTCAACAAGCATCACCATCGGCACAACCAAATAATCACGACCTTCAAGGGTTGCATTCCGAACCATCCCGACAAGATTTGTCGTGAAGGTTTGAAATTGTACTTTCATTTTCTTTGCCATCGGGTTTCTCCAAGTCAAAAAATGAAAATAAGATATTTTCAACACCAACAGAAATAGATTAACCAGTTAATGCCGGAGATGTAAAGATTTTTTTTGCTGATGGTGCGCTTGAGGGAATCCACGCGCAACGGCAATTACTTGACAACAGGCCATTGGCAATGTACATTGACTCCGCAGTTTCGACATCATATACAAGGAGATCATTATGCCACGCCGTATTAATTTCGACAATGCAGTCCAACGCTACCTCTCTGGAATGAGTAGTGCCAACGCTGCCAAGGGGGTTTGTACTGGGGACACACTTCGGAAACACCTCAAAAAAATTGGATTGATCCGAACGCGCAGTCAAGCCGCTTCCAAACCCAGAATCAAACTCCGTCCTGAAACGCTGGATGATCTCATCCAACTTTATAAGTCCGGGGTTTCTGTCAACCAACTCAGTCAACAATTTGGCATCGGTAGGAATGTTGTGCAATACAGACTGAATATGACCGGCGTCAAGTGCCGCGGGCAAATCGCCGCCAATCGGTTGATGATGGAAAAACGTACCCCTGAGGAAAACCGAAAGAACACTATTAAAGCCCATGAAGCAGTCCGCGGCTGCCGCTACGGTAAAGAGATGCTCAGAAAACGCTCCGCGACTATCGAACGCCTCGGTATCAATGGAGGGAATGTCTCCAAACATGAAATCAAATTCTTCCGGCTTGCTAAAAAATGCGGTTTGTGTTTGCTCCCTCAAATGGCGGTTGGAAAGTATAATGTCGATTTTGGAATTGAAGGACTTCCCATCACCGTGGAAATCTTCGGCAGCGGCATCCGTGGAAGTCTTACATCCTTCTCCAAGCGATTCAAAAAGCGTAGTGAAGACATCTTCAATGCAGGCTACGCCATGATCATTGTCTGGATCTTGGAAGACACAGGACTTGATAGCGGCGGCGTCAAAAAGGTAATCTCCCTCTGCCAAAAATTTCGCCGGGACCCATCCACGTTCCGAAAGCAATACGTGATTCTCGGTAACGGAAAGGCGACGTCCTTTGGCAGTGACAATCTCAACTATCTTTCCGGTGTAATGTCCACAAAAAATGGATAAGGGATTCGGTGAAATGATTTGCGTACTTCCCACCACACAATTCGGATGAAGCGGTATCAAACCCCGCGCCTTTTTCACAGACATAACCTCTCCCGCCATTGCGGCGCAGCGGGCACATACCCTATCGTCCCCCGCAGTTGACCATTCTGCCTGCAACCCAACCTCTTCCACGCCCATCAATTCAAAGGCATCCAATTGTCCCTCAGCATGCGCATTGATTACTTCAGTCCGTGCAATCGTCAAAGCACGTTTCCTTGTCAAACCATCTATCCGTGCGTTCATCTCCCGTGCAATCTGCCGTGGACCATATCCATTGCTCAGCCCTTGGGCCAAAATACGGGAGGTGTCTGTGGCCATCTGCGCCGTGTAACCTTTCAGACTATCATATGTCCTTGTATAAATCATCTGGATTTTGGACACGACCTCTGGCGACGCGAACGCCTGTTGCAGGAATTGCGCTTGGCTGCCCGCGTAGAAGTCACTTGACGCCGCCAACGCCTCTCTGTGTGTATCCGTATAGGCACGTACCACCCCTTTGCGGTATGCAGAGTCCACATAGGTATTTGTCCATGGAGGTTGCTTACCCACTTCCAAAACGCCTCGATCCACTTGACCTTGAAACCATGCCTTGAAACCGTTAAGTTTCTCCGGGTTTGTTCTGAATTGGTATTCACGAAAGGCGTTAAACTTGAGTGGGTCAACGGCGGGTTTCAACGCGAGTGTGTCATCTGTCACCATGTATTTGTTAATGGCACCTTTCAATACCTTTGCACGTTTGCGCACATCAGCCATAAACTTACGCCGCAGCATCGTGGTCCTCGAAGGATCATATTTGTTCGCCATGGTTAATCGCTTTCATCAACCGGTGTATTCATATCCTCTGACAGCGTTTCCTCTTCATCATCCTCTTCAGCACCTAATGCATCTTCTTCCATTATCTGACCCTTTAACGATTCAACGATCTGGTTAATCTGCGCAACAGGAAGCCCACCGAAGAGGGAAAGGAACTCCTCAATCGGGACAACCTCCTCAACACCGCCAGCAACATACTTTGCCAACGCTTCGGCCCATGACTTCGCAACCTCGGCTTTCTCGTTGTCTGTCTGCGTCGCAAGGTCGGGCCATTCGACAAAATACTCCTCAACAAATGGCAAAACGCCAATAGCAATCAGTCGATCAACAAACGGTCGAATGACATATGGTGTAACATAACCGTCCTGCCGTTTCTTCAGACGCCGATTCCAGGTCTTACTATCCTGTGAGGATGCTAACTCGCCTTGTTCACTACCGAAAAGAATTCGCTTAGGAATTCCCTCAGCGATTGCAATGGCGTTCAACTGCGCCTCCAAATGATTCTTTGGGTCCGCCACTTGCGGCGCGAGAGATTTGGCACTGACGCCTTCCAATGCCAAATATCGCTGAAGGCCCATCATGTAATTGGTCATTTCCGTGCGCAACGACGCTTTATCAAATTCGACACCTTCCTGGTCATTGTTCACCTCAAACGAATAGCCAGGGAAGCCGCCCTTCCAGAACATTTCGCCAGAACCACCCAGCACCTTGCGCAAATCGAGGAGGCGGTTATAGGATTTCTGCATACGCGGCGTTCCATAGACATCACTCATTTCCCGCTTGTCCGCTAAGTGAATAACACGGTGCCAATGCACCTTCTTGATTGAAGAGCCTTGCGCATCATCAAACGTGATATTGTACATAGTCGGAAGACCAAACCGCGGACTGGTAACATTGTTCTCAGTAGTGGCAATCTTGACAACGCTTTCCTGAAATGGGCGGAGGTACAGGAGTTTGTGTTTCGCGTCTCCTTCACCTTTTGTTCCCACTTGGACTTTGCCGTCGGCGCTAATGCCATCGATCGGGTCATTCAATTCTTTGCCATCGTCAATACCAATCAACACAAGACCGAAACTGCCAACACCGGATAACGTATCGGCACGTGCAAGCAAGGAGAAAGCGTTGAACTCCTTTGCGATGTTCTCCCATGCCTTCTCGAATTCAGTTTCGTTTTCAGGGTCTTCCGTTTCATAAATTGTTGGTGAAGAACTCCACGACTCTTCAGGCCACACATCGACAACACGTGCGGCGATGCCCTCCCGTGCATAGAAATTCTTATATGCTGTGGCGTCAATTGAATCAGGGTAGCCGCAATCCTTGTTCAGGTCCTTACCACCGCCGTCAATAATCTGGCTAAGGAGTTCCGCGCGTGTCACTGCTGCGTTGCTAACCAAATCACGTGCTAACTGGTGCACCTCCATACCAACCGTGGCTTTGTCTAAAGTCTGCGTCGCTGATACTTTCTTTGTTGTTTTTTTTGTCGTTGCCATCTCTCGTGTTCTCCTTTCACGGCCCTTACAAAGCGCCGGCCCGTCGCTTCCTTTGCGTCAGTTTGTTGAACGCTCCTGAAGACGCATCCACTTGGTCCTTATATTTCGATTTGGGGAAATACATCAACTCATTTATGTAATCATCATTCCACTCCGCCCGAAGCATACGCACCATACCGCCGTTCACTTGCACAGCATAGGGTTCGGCACGTGCCGCCTTGTCACCGGTCGGTCGGTCTGCATACACACGGAAACCGGGAAGGCGGCGGATCGTTGCTTCGGCGGATTCTTTGCCACCGCTACCTGGTTCTTGCTCAATATAGACAGGCACAATTTTGCCATCCATCTCTGCCGTTTGTTTGAGCACACGTTCCCGCTCAAAGGCATCCCACTGGCCGCGTTTGACGTCAAGCACCCAAAAATATCCTTGCCGGTCAAGGCCCATCAACAGCCCCACACTGAATGCGCCACCACCCATTGTGCCTGCTTTGTCCCAATAGCGCACACGTGAAACAAACTTCTTGGGCATAACACCCATCACTTCTATCCGACCTGTTTTGAATTCACCACCACCGCGCGGAATAGGGGTCTGGTCAAGTTGGGCGGCATAACCAAACTCGCCAAGATCACTTCGCGCCTCTGCCAGAATCTTTGGCGACAAACGAATGGGGTCCAACAACCCGTCTACATATCGTTTACGCAATTGCGGAGGAGAAACGAGTTCACTATCCTCCGCTGGCAGGCATATATGGTGTATCTTACTGCCTTTGGAACGCTTCAGCCATTCGCCAGTCGGGTCTTCTTCATGAAGGCGCTGCATAATAAGAATGGTTGGTGTTAGCGCCTTGTCCACTTTGCGCGTGGGAAGTGTTTCCCGCATCCAATCATTCGCCGTTTTGAGATCGGCATCACTTGCCGCACCTTTTGGGTCCAATGGATCGTCAATAAGAATGAAATGCGCATGGAAACCAGTCACTGCGCCGCCAACCATTGTCGCTAATCTGCCGCCGTTCGCCTTTGTCACGTAATAGCCTTTGGCGGATTGATCGTCCGCCAATTCAACTTCAGGGAAAAGGTTTCGGTACTTCTCAGAGGTAATTACCATTCGACAACGGCGGGAAAGGTCAAGTGACAACGGCGCCGTATGTGAACCGCAGATGGTCCGCGCACTGGGCATTCGCGTCCATACCCACGCGGGAAACATGATGGAACAAATCGTCGACTTGGTGGAACCCGGTGGAACATTGATAATAAGATCGTACTCTTTCGGCGTGCCCGCAAATACGCGTTCGGCGATAACTTGCAGTTCATTGCACAGGTATGGAATGTGCCAATTCCATACGGGCTCCTCCGGAATAACAACGGACCAAAATTGTTGCACGAAATCAAACAGTGATTCCTTGCATATAGCCGCCTCCAAGGATTCCACGCTGCACACGCACACGTTAGGCATCTTCTGCGCTGCCATCCGTACAAGAGTCCGCTTCAGCGGTCGTCATGAGCGCTGGTGGATTCAAGGTGTGTTGTGAGTTCTGGTATACTTCGCGCAATTGACGGATTTCCACTATCATTTCTTCGGCAGTTCCCACCTCGCGTTCTAACAACTCCACCAAACAACGCATGTAATGCAGCATCTCTGTTAGTATAGCACTTGTATCTCCCATTAGTTTAATCCCTCCTTTGGATCGTGCTCAGCGGTATATGCATGCATTGCGACCAGCACCTGGCGTTTGACGTCAAGGGGTAGGTCAAGTTCCGCAATAGGCACCAACGTTTGATTTTGTACCTTGAGAGGCGTCTTACCGCCTTCGACTGTGATTGTGCTCTGGTGTTGGATGAGGCCAAACAGGTTGGCTTTCCGATCGACTGTTTTGAGGACAATCTCCAAGCGGTCTTTTTTGTTCGCGAGCCTGAACGCTTGGCGACGGGTTTCCATGATGGTTTCATTTTCCATAGCGACCATTTCGGCGGTATCGATAGCGGCGTTGGCAAGCGCGTCGGCCCGAACGCGCAAGAGGTCTGTCATAATCGTTGACTTACCGTAGGGCTTGCCACTCGGGGCGACAATCGGGGGGTTGAGGGTTGGAAGGATCTGGGCAATTTGCCGAACAGTGTAGCCTTGGAGCCGGAATCTGGCGACGGCTTCGAGTCGATAGGCTGCAAGGTCTGGGTTGAGGCGGCGGGGCATGGTTTAGGCTCCTTTCAGATGGATCGCCGGGGTGAGGATATTGTCTTTCACGTGCTGGGCGATCGCCCGCATGAGGTTCGGCGGAACGCTGTTGCCGATGCGCTCGACTCCGCTTTTTCTATCTACAAATTGGAATTCATCCGGAAAAGATGCGATTCGTTTCATTTCGGAAAGGTGTAAATATCGTTGTTTGTTTGGATGAACAACTCCGCTCGAAGAAATTTCGGATTTGGAAAGAGTTC